TTAATTAAAACAAATCTACCATTAAGTCTACTTCTTCAAATGATACCTTTTCTGCATATGTATCTAAGATTTCATAAGCTGTATCAACACGCTCGTCAAAATCTAATTCAGGATCATATAATGCATTATTAAAAGCTTCTAATATATTATCATAATCATAAGCTTCACATAAGTAAACTGCAATCACTTCATTATTATCATAGTCAGTTAATACAATTGCTTTTTTCATTATTTTTCTCCTTTAATTAATCTGACCATTCAGCATCTTTGCTGTCATAATATTTAGGTTTTAATGGGCTTGGGTCAATTTGAATTGAGAACTGTACTCTCTTTTGATCACCAGATTCAGCATCTAGCTCACCTAAGTTAGTATCAGAGATCCACATACCATTTACTGTCCATCTTCTTTGGTATCTACCATCAGAAGCATATTCAGTAATATAACCAACTTTTTTATATTCTGAAGCAAGACCTATTGTTCCTGTCTCAGTATCATAGGTTTGGTTAAACCATTCTAATAATGTGTCTAGTTCTACCCTAGAAAGTGTATCTAGAATTGTAATCTGTCCACCTTGCCATGTAGCAACTCCTGCTAATTTAATAGCATCATTACCATGTCTTAATTCTAAAACGTTTAGGCTTACTTGAGGTAAGAACGCTTTTTGAATCACTAAATCTAAACTGTTACCATCTTGCGTAATATCTTCAATATGAACAATAAAGTTATTATTCTTACGGATATCACCAAGTAAACCAGTTAGTCCTCTAGTTGAAACATTTTTCATTATAAGTCACCTCCGACTAGTGTAACATCATAGCTATCTTCTTCTACTTGGATAACTACGTTGAATGCAATATCTTCAATTACCCTTACAGGTAAGAAACTTACAAATGCTTTAAATAAACCGTTTTGAATGTCTTCTTCTGTCATTGTAATACCTAAACCAACCTCTACATGATAATCCTCAATACCCTCGCTAGCTAGCATATTTTTAAATAATCTAGTTGCTTTTGTATCAAATATATTCCATGTTTTACTGTTGTTTGGTGCATATTCTAATGAGTATGCTAACGCTTTTAATATACGTTTAACCCATAGAGCTTCTGTAACAACATGACTTCTGATTAATGGATTAGATGCATCTTCTGTAATATGTAAAGTATTTTGAGAAACAAATAAGTTTCCTACACCAACCTTAGTTACTAATACATTTATGTTTTCTGCTTGGAATGCAGTCTTTTCTGATGTGCTAAGTGTTCTTAATACTTTAACAAATTCATTAACCATTCCATATGTTTCACCAGCTACAGGTAACCATGGTGTTCCTGCATTTAATAATTTTACTTTTCTTACAAGTGCTGCAAGCGATGCTGGAATACCAACAAAGTCTGTAGCTTCTGCGTATTCCGCTAAATCCCAATCTATATACTCATCACCATTGCCTGGTGTTCCATCAGGGTCTACCTTAGTAGATTCTACATTAAAGTCTGATGGTATTAGATCATAAGCACTTGAGAATGTAGGAAGGCCTGCATTAATAAATAATTCTAGTTTAGCTGATGCTGCTGTACCAATTGCTGTTTTAATAGTTTCTACTTCTGATGCTAGAGTAAATGGTTCTAAGTCCATATATAATTGAATATCATTTGATTTTACATGATTTAATAATAATGATTCTGTATTAGTAGCATCAATAAAGTCATAAGGTACTGCAATTAATTTATAATTTAATACTTCTACATCTTCAATTGCTGTAATATCTCCTGCTGCTATTGTTCCTACTGATGTTACTGCATAACATAGTAGGTTTACCCCTGCTCTTAATAAATATTCTGCACTATATAATTCTCTTGCTTCTTTTAATACTGTCGCATCATTAACACCCTCGTCAAGAGTTGTTAATGTGAAGTTATCATATAAGTCTTGTAAAGAGTTTACTCTAATAACTCCTGATTTTCCTGCAGCATATCTAGCATTTTTAAATATGATTAGTGTTAAGCTATCTTCATTTATACGTGGTACTGTATTAGCAACACCAACATTTACATTTATTGCCATTTATATTACTCCTTTATTTTAATTTCTTATATAAGTCTGTTAGACCTAAATCTTTAACTACACCTTGCTTAATAAGCTTAGCTGCGTTTGGTGGTAACTTATTTCCAGACATGATATCCATGTTGGTCATTTTAAAGAATGCTTTTAGAAAGTCACTATCTTTATTACGTCTTGCTTCTTTTACAAAGTTAGGCATAGCTTCTGTGACATTATAATTAACACTTTCTTTAATGTTACCTTTACTTCTAAGTCGATTAAGTTTTATCTTATAGTAAGCATTAACTACACCTGTATAACCTTCTTGATAAGCCTCAATGATATAACTTGGTGCTTTTCTCAGTTCTAAAGCGTGCATTGCTTCACTGTATTTCTTTCTGTCAAATATAATTAATTTCATATTTCAAGCTCCTTATACTTGTTCATTGCTGTCATCATGCTCTACAGCCACATCAACTTCAGTTTGATCAATACTCTTAATTTCTTTGAAGTTTACTATTCTTGCATTTGTTATTTCATATACTAATGAATAATGATAAACCCTATCACCATTGGTAAACTCTGATTGTTCTACTGGACCATTATTATAAATGATATCATATGATTCTTTATATTCTTGACCTGTATTACTATCTACTTGAGCTACTTCAAGAGTTGATGCAAAATTAAATGCTTGCATAAGATGCTCTGTAATATCATCTAAAGATTCAGGTGACTTTGCATATATATCTAGTTGATAAGGTAGATTCACTGATATGAACCTTGCCATATTAGATTTGCTTTCTACACTGTCATAAAAATACTCTATACCTTGTTTTCTAGCTGCAAAGTTTTGATTCTTATTTAAACTAAAACCAGAAGGTCTATAAATAGATATCATTGGAAATTTTAATACTATGTCTGGAAAATCTGTTTGATCTACTAATTCAAATGCTACATTATATATAATAGCTGTATTTGCATAAATTGTATTAGAGTACCAAGCTTTTACTTTATTTGTAAATGCTATATCAAAATCTTTTAACATGCTTGACCTCTCCTATCAATTTTTTATCTTTCTAATAAAGTTCTTAAGAATTTAATAAGTTGTATAACTTCACTTTCATTCTTATGTAATTTATAAAATCTAAGCACACCATGAAACATATATGATACTGTTTTGTTTGCCATAGAATATCCTATAGAATATTCTTTACCATTTATCTCTAACATAAGTACTGGATGAAATACTTTTTTATTAATATATAATATTCCTTTTTGATCTAATTTTTTAAGTTTATCTGCAGAATACTTTTTTAACCATACTTCATAGACTTCATAACCTTTGAGTTTAAGCCCATACTGTTCTATAGTTGGTCTTTTTTGTTCAACAAGTGCAGCAACTCTGTCTGCTGTTGTTTGATATTCTGTTAGTAATGCTGTTACTGCATGCAGTGCATTTAAATGTATACTCATAAATACCACCCTACTAATTCTTCGCCATCAGCTTTTACAACACTTACAAAATAAGTGTCAAAGCTAAGGTCTCTACCATACTGATCATAGTCAAAATGCATTTCTTTTGAATCTTTACTTAATTCATCTATGCTACCTAAAACATCTTCAACATAGTGTAAGCCTAAATCATAATGAGACATATCATCTAGCATATTAGCATATTCTGGATTATCTTCTCTTATATCTTCTATATATCCATCGAGATCTAAATCTCTACCAAGTGACTCATAATCAAAATATGGATCCATTTCTGAAGGAAAGCCAAATTGTTCAATAAATTCATAAGCTAATGTGCTATCATCGTCAGAACCATCACTTGATTCTATAAAAGTATAATCTACATACTCAATATCTTCTTCTATTAATTCTTCTATGCTACTTACTAATTGATGTTCTAACATAAGTTCTACATTTAATAATGTTTGGTTATCATCAATAGCGTCTAGTACATTTTCTTTTAGTTCTAATAGTAATGCTAGGTTTGTATATTGGAACCAATAGTAGTCAAAGCTAAGGTTAGATTCTACATCTACAAGTTCCCAGTCAAACATTGGATTTACTACTTTATTCCATTCGGCTGTTACTTCTTCAGCTGTATTATTTACTAGATCAATCCAACCAGATTCACGGCCATCTTCTAAGTTTCTCACAACAAATGAGAATGATACATATTTATTCATCTTAAGTCTCCTTTTAGTCTTCTACATATTATAGTCTGTTAATTATATAATGTGACTAAATTGCTTCATAGTGTACATTTATAATTAAGCCCTTATATAGAGATAGCCCTAGATAGGACTATCCCTCGAATAAAGGTTTAATTGTTTAGATTAAACGTTAGGCAGGCATACCTGGAGCAGTTGCTTCATATGCATCGTCACCGATAGTACCTAGAGCAGTATCAGTTCCGTCTTTACTAATTAAGTAAACAGGTTGTGCCATTGGGTTATTAATGATTGAACCTTTAACAAAGTAATCAGCGTTTGTTACTAATTTACCATAAGACATAGTATAAGCACGGCGGATAACCATGTCATCTAATGTCACAGGTGTAGTAGCTACAACTGGAATGTAAGGTGCAAAGATAATACCAGCATCTAAGTTGTCTTTTTCATTCTTGTAAATAACTGCCCAGTCATTATCAGCTAAGTCAGGAATTGCAATAACTTTGATGTCTTTTAATTTACCAATAACTGAAGGACCACCAATTTGTGAACCAAAGTCAGATCCCTTGAAGTCAGGTAAAGTTTCAACGATAGATTGTGCAGCAGGTCCTACTAGTAAGACATTACCACGAACACGTTTAGATACTTTGAAGATGTGGTTTGACGCACCAACAATAGCATCTCTAAATGATTGTTTGTGGAATTCATATAGACCATTTGCAACACCAGCTGCTTTATTCCATACGATTTGTACAGGAGCAGCATTCATAATTTCAAATACAAAGTCTAAGTCAGCTTCACGTTTTAATTCGTACATAGCAGATTCAGCTAATTTGTCTTCTAGTTTAACACCAAATTGTGCTTCGAAACCGAAACCAGCTTGGAATGAATAGTTAGTTTTAACTGTTCTAGCTTGTGCAACGATATCACGTGAGTCAATATTTGCATTTAATTCAGGTACTTGTGTTGGAGCATATTTGTTGTCATATACATAACTTAGTTTAGGAGTTGTAGTAGGTAATGAAGCAAACTTCATAGTTACTGTAATTTCTGAACCAGAAATAGTTACTAAACCAGCTGTAATTGCAACGTCAGTTCCATTGTCATCTAAAGTACCAGTAAATTCTGTATCACTTGACCATACTAATGTAGCATTTTCTAATACAACAGATTTACCGATGAATGGTCCCCAAAGAGCAATTGTTCCTGAGCTATAATCATAAGCAGGACCAGCACCATCAATTGTTAATGTATCAGCAGATACTTTTGCAAGATTAATTGTTTGAGACG